CTGTTGAAGGTGATGCTGTACTTAGCCTCTATAGCATCTATGATACGAGCTAGACGGATAGCTGGTTTGAGTTCGTAGTAGTGTAGTCCGTGTGTATCGTTGGTCGTATGGTAGGCTAGGTTGTAGTCTGAGTGTGATGAGCTGTTGCCGTCATAGAACCACTTCTTAGGCGTTACACCATCCACCTCGTGTATCTTTGGTGAGATAAGAGGGTATATGATATTGCGGCTGCTCAAGCCACTCTCTAGACCTGTCCTTACGTTTGCCCCTGTGTAGTTGTGGTTGTATGCTGATAGGTCTAGGTCAGTCAGCTCATCGTCACCGAACAAGTCAATCAGACTCACCCCAGCTGAGTAGAATACTATCTCATAGCTGCTAGGTAGGTTGCCCTGCATATTTACCGCAGCAAGTTCGATGCTACCCTCTCTGAACGTCTCCTTATTCAGTAGGATAGTAGCAGACTGCCGTAGGGCAGCTGAGAAGCCACCAGTCACGTCAGCATTGTAGTAGTGCTTGAAGAGGTCGTTGTTCACCCTAGAGGCTGGTACGCTGAAGCTCTGCGTGTAGTCAGCATACACCTTGCTAATGTCCTGTATGTTCTGAACATTGAGCGTGATGTTTACGTCCTCATCCTTGAAGGTGTCTACCCTGTCTGTACCTATGTATATCTCTATCATAGTCTAGCGTTCTCTGGTGTAGCAAAGCTAACATCCAGCGTATAGTTGATAGTCTTGTCGTTGATGTGTTTCTGTATTGCCACAGACTGCGTATCTATAGTGACAGCTCGGAAGTACTGGCGTATGTTGTAAGTGTCAGCCACTCGAACCGTAGTGCGATCTATAGTCATTAGAACGTAGTCGCTCATTAGCATATCCTCTATGGTGTCGCTCATACTCTCGTCTACGAATCCTGTGTTCAACGTAGTGCGCTTCGCAAGGCTGTGGTTGTACGTTCTCACTCCTCGTGAGTATGTTTCCCAATCGTATCCCGATGAGTCAGCAGAGCCTACTACTTGGCGGTAGCTCTCTTTGGTTACGTTCACAGATTGACGTGATGCCTTGAAGAAGGTTAGGGTATCCCACATACCATAGCGGTTGATGAACTGCAACTGTACAGGCGTGTACTTGGGTTCGCATTGTACATAGAACCTCCTGCTATCTACGACAGTATCTACGCTGTCTAGTATCTGCACATCATAGTAGGGTAGTGTGCGTGGCTCAGTAAGCGATGTTAACCCCTCGTTGTATAGGTAGTTCTGTAGGTTAGGTATACCAACAGGGAAGAGTAGCACTCTGTCCTCTGCATCCTCTCCTGTGCCTATGGTGATAGTCACCTCGTCACTAGTGCCATCTGAGCCAAGCAGCTTAACCTTGACTGCATTGGTCTGGTAGCTACTGCCTACGTCACCCAAGTAGATAGGCATATTGTAGGTGTCGAACTCGTATACGTACTTCTCACTTGCTTCCATTAGGATAGCTTGACCGATGTCCTTATTGGCTAGGTCTGTGAAGTCGCTATAGCCATCTGTTGCTAGGAAGCGTGTCGTAGTGCCTGTATCGTTTACTACGAATGGGTCATCGAAATACTCAATATCATAGTCCACCTCTACCCAAAGTAGGCTGTCGCTGCTCAAGGTAGTGAAGGTGTCCGTGTCTAGGTTGGTAGTCTTCTGGTCGAATAGGTTCTCTAGGAAGGGGGCTATGTCAGCTGTAGGGTATGAGTTCACGAAGCCTGTAGTCCTATCTATGGTGTACACAGGATCAGCAGGGCGTACATCCTTGTCACCTGTCCAAGCGTAGATTTCTAGCTTGAAGTAGTAGATGTCACTTGCTGCTGTACCTGTACCGTCCCAAGTGATGAAGATAGGACTGCGTACTCCTAGTAGTCCTGTTGGGCTATTTACTGCCATCTTTATACTTTGTATTTAATTCGTTCAATGTGTAGTCTAGAAACTCCGTAACATCTAGAGCATATGCTTCTGTTAATTCTCTAGGTAGTTTAGCAAAGCCTAGATTGAAGGGTCTAGTGTAGAACTTGGTAGCTGGTATACCTCGCTTCTTGATGCTTTGGGCAATAATAAAAGCTGTAGTTCTGTAGCTTTCAAACTTACCGCTATTGTCTCTAAATTGTATTCTTTTGTGTTCAACCCAGTTCAGTATGCCTTCACCTTTTTCATTTCTTACAGGAGGCATCTTACCAGCCCTACGTCCTTTGTCTACCCACTCACCATACTCTTGCATAAGGAAGTCGAAGGTGAGGCTGTTAGGCATTACGTTGACCTCGTAGTCTAGAGAGTTATATAGTGCTTTAGTATTGTTCTTCTTCTGGCGTGTGAGGTTCTTCCTAGCCTCTTTGACTAGGTACTTACCAAACTTGTCTAAGGCTGCTTTGGTGTTATCCTTGTTAATGTTTCCGCTGTCAGCCATTAACAGATGTTGTTAGGATTGATCGCCTCAATAGATAGCGTAGCCATCCAGCCACACACATTAGCCTCGTAGTCCTCATCAAAGGGCTGGGCTACTGGGTCGTTAGTCAAACGGAAGTAAGCCTCATACTCCGTACCTCTACGGAACGTAGCGAGGATCTCAGATAGGGTAGCTAGTGTTCTATGGTAGATGTCTTGCTTCATCATACCACCCTCATACAAGTCCTTCTCGTCCTTGCTGTAGTCTACCACGTCCATAATGAGTAGGTCGAACTCGTAGGTGATGGTACGCTCGTTGAGTGTAGCGTTCCCTGTGATGATATGCGCCAGAGGGTACATATCCATCTTACGGAAGTCTAGGTCAAAGATATTGCCCCAGCTCACTTGATTGATGTGGTCGTTAGACTCGGCTGCTGTTTTAAGTGCCTCAGTTATTTGGTAGTATCCTTTCTTCATACAATTAAAAAACCCCATCCGTAAAAGATGGGATAAAAAAAGAGGGAGCTACTGCCCCCTCTCAACCAAACCTATATAGCGAACCACCACTATATACCCAAATGTATCTCTTCTTCCTCGCATTCGCACGAGGTTTTATTGCAATCGTGACAGCATTCGCACCGCCAGTCATCATCATTGTACTCCCCACAGATGTCGCACATACGACCTTCGTAGTCTTGGTACACCGCTAGTTCCCAGTCTAAGTAGTCCATCACACTAAGCTAAATAGGTTAGACAATGAGAACGGCTCGAAAGGGAAGAAGATGGTGTGTATGTCCATCGCTTCCTTGATAGTCAACCCCATCATTGAGCTGTTATGCTCTAGGGCGTGTTTCAATAGTTTCCCTGTGGTAGGGTACTTCTCTGCCTCCTCTTGGAGCTTGTCTCTGTGAGGCTGTGTTAGTTGTTCGTACAAGTTCATCTCTCTTGTGTATTGATTAGTATAGAGCAATAATACACAAAAGATTCTTAATATCCTACCTCCTTTTTGAATTGGCTAGGGACTTTTCAACAACTCCCTTATCTATCACGAACTCTAGATAGGTCAAACAGGTACGCATAGGCAGCTCTGTTATTTCGTCAAACTTCGTGATATCGCCTCTAGCAATTTGATGGATTGCGCTATACCAACCCCACTTTTTGGAGAACTGGGTCTGCTTGTCGAAGGCTGGTTCGTCATCTCCTCCTTCTGTGAAGATCGTAGGAAAGTTATTAGTAAGGCGATTTCTAAACGATAAAAAAAAAGCATACACCCTAGTAGTATGTTCGTGCCTAGCTCCTCGAACCCCTCGCCTGTGTGCTTGTCTGGGTCGTAGTTTTCGATGAGGTACTTGCCAAACTTCTTAGAGGTGATAGGACGGTAGAGGATGCCTAGCACCTTCTCTGCGTTCTTGTAAGGGTCTTTGAGTAGCTCGTCAAGGTCAACGTACTCACCCATACTGATGTCTTCTATTTTGGGATGGAAGCCATACTTGACTCCTTTGAACTCGAAGGTCTGTACAAGTTCTGGCTTTTCACTTAGTGCAGTAGACAGTATAAGGCGTAGGCGGTTCTTATCAGATACCCTCATACGCTCTTGCTGCGAAGGTGTAAGACCGCAGAAGTGGTAGAGTGCTTGTTCGTCACCATTCTCCTCAGTAGCCATAGCGATGAACTTCTTGTACTTCGATATAGGTATACCAGCTAGATTAGTTGGTACTTGTAGCTTAACGGATTGCGTATCTTCCATAGTTCGGTTTGCTTAATTTATTGTATACACCGTATCTCGCTGCATCGATAAGGTGATTCCATTTGTCCATTGGCTTGTTAAGTAGGTTGCCATTCTTGTCCTCCATCCATCTATAATTCTCCATCTCCTTCATCAAGTTAGCTCCTACTATGTGGAGCTTGTAACGCTTGAGCATATCTATACCAGCGTTCACACTATCCGTACCCTTAGTAGTAGGCTTGATGTTCCAGCCCATCCTATGTAGCTCTTCGATACTCTTAGGCTCTGCCGAGTCT